CCTCCCCGGAACCGCCGCGGAGAACCCCCCGCGGCGGCAAAAGAGAGGACTTTATCTGTCGCCGTCAAAGCGCGCTAGAGACGGCTTCATTCGAAAAAAGCAACAGCATCCTAAATTGGATAATCAACGCCTTTATGGAAATTTATGGGATAAAAATGACACAAAGGCACACTTAAAATAGGAGTTTCTGTCGTTAACTAAAGTTTATCATAAATTGTTCATCTTTGTCCATCTACAGATAGAACAAATAAATAATTTGATTTCACCAAATGTGTTTTAATTTGTACAAAAAAGCAGGAATTTTCAAAAAAATCCAGCCTTGCGCCTGCGCGGCGAACGGCCCGCCGCACAGGCAGCGGCGCGCAGGGCACACCGCACGGGCGAGGGCGAGCGGGCGCGGGTGCGGGCAAAAGTGGGTTACGCAAACAAAAAAAGCACGCAAACTCTTGCGAATTTACGTGCTTTTTTGATGGAGCGGGTAATCGGAATCGAACAAGAGGGGGATTATTTTCAAGGGGAGACTGCATAGCGAAAATGCCGATGGATGGCTGATTTTTGAAAAACGGATAGCGATTAAAAACGACCGTTTTGGGCCTGCAAAGAAAAAAAGTGGGTTACAAAGTGGGTTACACGAGGGGAAGAAACTCCGATTTAGGGAAGCAACTTATTAAAAGCTTCGGTGCTGGCAGCGGCCAGGCTTTGGCGGCGGCCGGCGACTTCATGGTTATACACGCCAAGGGTGTCCATGTTGCGGCTGTGGCCGACCAGCAGGCGCAACTGACCGTCGTTCATCGCACCGGCGCTGATGCTGACAAAGGTGTGGCGCAGCTCGTACAGGCTGATGGGCGGGGTGATGCCGTTGGACTGTTGATAGCTTTGCCAGCGGCGGTAGAAAGCGCGCTCGCTGCCGACGGGGAAGAGCGGCGTGCTGTAGTTGAGCTGGATGTCGCGGTCTTTGAGCAGCTTCACCTGCGCAGTGTAGGCTTCGTAGGCCGCGTCGTTGAGGTCAAACGTGCGCAGCGCGTTTTCGTTTTTGCCCTGCGTCTGCTCGGAGTAGATGTTGATCGAGCGGCGCAGAGAGACGGTGCGGCCTTTGATGTCGCCGTAGCAGATGCCGACCAGCTCGCCAGGGCGGACCCCGGTGGAAACCGCGAAGCGATAGGCGTAGATGAAATCGTCGAAGATGATCTGGTGATGCCAGCTGCGGGTGTCGGTGCTGAACAGGACCGAGAGCGCCTGCGGCTGGAGGATGTTCTTTTCGACACAGCGCGCGGCCTTGGGCACGGCGAGATTCTCCGGATAGAGGGTTGTATATTTATGCAGGCGGCACCACTTTACAAAGGCGCGCTCGGTGCTGCGGATGCCCTGCAAGGTCTTTTTGCTAAGCGGACGGCCGAGCGGCTTGCGCTGCCGGTCCGGCTTCAGACAGCCGTTTTTGTAAGACTTGTTCAGCACCGTTTGCAGGTGGCCCTCGTTTAGATCGCCGATGGAGATTTTACCGCACACGGGCAGGATGTAATACTCGCCGTACTTGGTGCACTCGTTGAGGTAGGACGTGCCGACGGTGCAGGCCAGTTCTTCCAGCCAGGCGGCGTAGAGCTTGGAGACCTTGACGCCGGTGTTTGAGATGCCCTCATCCAGCCAGGCGTCGGCCTTGGCGTTGACTTCCCGCTGACCGGTGCGGCCGGGGGCAAAACTGTAGAACGTGCGGCGCACGCCGTCCTTTTGAACTTTAATCTGCCAACGGTTCAGGTTCTCGACCCAGACCGCGGTGCTGGTGCGCTTGCCCATGAGGGTGCTCCTTTCATAATCGTTGAGATGGAACCGGATTTTAAACTTCCAAAAATCGGCAGGGAATGTTATACTGTATGTGTTGCCCACCCCTACATTATGGTAACAAAGGGGGGAGAGCCGATGCTGTCGACATTTCTTACGTATGTCGTGCTTCCCGTTGTGGCGGACGTGCTGACGCACATCATCTGCAAGTGGCTGGACGGGAAAAAGTAGGGTAACACAGCCCCAAGGTCTTAACAGTTCGCCTTGAAAAGTAATGGACAAACAGAAAGCCCTCGGAGGTACCAGCTCCGAGGGCTTTCGCTTTTTTTGAGATGCCGTGCTGTCGACATGACATTTCTTACGCCACCAATATACCACGTGCGGCGGCAAAATGCAAGCGGTTTGTTGTGCACCCGGAGGGATGTATTTAAGTGGGGTCAGCCGATTTGGGGAACAGAACGAGTTTGTGTTCTTTTAGGCGCTTTCCAGTGGATCAGCGATCACAGGGCACGTTTCATAGAGTTCCAGCGGGTCAAGGTCAATACAGGTGGTGGGGTCAAACGTGCCGGACACATCCCACGCCACCGTATCATTCAGCACCGTGAGCCGTTCCCGAAAGAACGCTTCATCCTGCAAGGGAGCAAACACGCCACCGCGCGCGATCAGCGGCTTTGCGTCCAGCAGGCGCACCGAGCCGTCGTTGAAGTAGGCGTACACGGTGAAGTCATCCCCGGCAATCGCCTGCAATACAGTGGGCATAAGTTCCATGATGAAGCCTCCTCTATTTCGCTGCGGATTCGGTCCGCCTCATACAGGGCACCCAAAAGTTTAAACTTCCAAAAATCGACAGGGGATGCTATACTATAGACGTTACCCACCCCTATACCAGGTAACTGAAAGGGGGTGCAACCGTGGTTAAAGCGATTCTCGCATACATCGTGTTTCCCGTTATGGCAGACGTGCTGACGCACATCATCTGCAAGTGGTTGGACGGGAAAAAGTAGGGTAACACAGCCCCAAGGTCTTAACAGTTCGCCTTGAAAAATAATGGACAAACAGAAAGCCCTCGGAGGTAGGATCTCCGAGGGCTTTCGCTTTTTGTGCCGCCATGGTTAAAGCGACGATTCTCACGCCACTATGATAGCACGTGCCTCGGAAAAAATCAAGGACTATTTAATCAGCCGATTTGGGAAACAGAACGATTTTGTGTTCTTCCATCCCCAAGATATTGCTGATACTCGTAGGAAAGGGAATTGCGAATGCGGCCTTGCGCGTCGGAGGGGAGGGCGCGGTACTGATCCAGCAGAGCCTTTTCGGCAGGTGAACAGCTGACGGCTGATGGATCAAAGCCGGTTTCCAGCAGGACATCACCGGATGTATTGAGAATGCGGGAAAGCTGCTTGATCTTGGGGACATCAGGTTGGCGCTTCCCGGTCTCATAGCCACAATAGGTGCTGTTGGTGACGCCCATGAAATCAGCGACCTGTTGCTGCGTATACCCGGCGCGCTGCCGCGCGATTTTGAGTTGTTCTGCAAAGCTCATACGGCACCTCCTTTTAAAGTGATTGTAAAAGTGAGTTGGCGAAATGTCAACAAAATTTTAAAAAAGTGTTGACAAATTGGCGAAATGCCAATATAATCAAAGCGAGGTTGGCATAACGCCAATAACAGATAAGGAGGAAATGACGTATGTACGCAAACTTGCTAGGGCAGAAAGCATACTATCACCTGACCGATGAACAGATGGCGGACATTATCGGAGTGAGCCGGACGGCCTATTCGAGCAAAATCCGCAGCGGACGGTTCTGGCCGAACGAATGCCAGGCATACTGTAAGTATTTCAACAAACCGTTTGAGTTTCTGTTCGCTGTGGAAGAACCGGTCTTTAACCTCGGCGGAAAATAAAAAGCCCCGGCGGGCGAGGCCGGGGCGGGGTTAACCAACGGAATTGATATTGGAAAAAAGGATGGAACGATTTTTGTCCAGCCACTCTTGTGTGGCAATTCCACGATTCAGGAGTTGACTTTCTAGGAATTGATAGACTTTTAAGTACTCTTGGCCCTCTGTATTGAGGACGCCACGGTACAGATGGTATTGACCAGATTCGAGACAATCTCCGCAGCGATTGAATACAGAAGTGATGGCCCATTCGGACGGTTTACATTTTTTTCTCTCGAAATATTCGACGGTGCGTTTGCGATCGGCGTTGAGGACATTGATTGAGTCTTGCCGCAAATCATACCAGACGACGGACGGACAGGAATCTTCCAGCTCGTCAAGCGTGGCAACAACCTGATTTACATACCGAATGTATGGATTCGATGAGGATCTTTCGGCAACCTTTTCACGGAATAAAGCGCGAACGGCCAGAAAAGCAAGGGCCGCGAGGATAAGAACGGTAGAAATGGACATCGGCATCACCACCTCCTTTCATCGGAGAGGACGGAGCAAGAGGCTGGATAAAGAAGCATACGGAAAACCACCTTTCTTAAATTATTACAGCCCAACTATAGCATAGCGGACGACGTGACACAAGAAAAAATAGCTAAAAATGGAAAAAACAGGCGATAGCCGGAGAAAGGAGAACAACATGGCGAACTTTGTACACGGAACTTTCAAGCAGATCCCGTACTGGAAGCTGCGGCTGCGGATGCGGGAGTACGGGTTTCGAGACATGGAGGCGGCCGAGGCCGTGGGGATGCGCAAGGACCTGATGAGTTCGAGGCTGACGGGGAAGAGCTGCTGGACGGCGCGCGAGATCTTGGCCCTGTGCGAGCTGCTGGAGATCCCGAGCGACCGGGTGGGCGAGTTCTTCTTCCCGATGCTGGCGCAGACGGCGCGACAGGCCGAGGGGTGATGTGTCCGGAACGGACACGCGGGGGAACGGCGCAGCAGAGCCGCGAACGAAAACCTCTCCGGCACTACGTGCCACCTCCCCTTGCCAGGGGAGGCTTTGGGGAAATGTGTCCGGAATGGACACGCGGGGGAACGGCGCAGCAGAGCCGCGAACG